GGCCTCTTTTTAAACCGGGACGTACCGGGAATTTTTGTTGTTGTCTCCGAATCCGTTTGATTCTTAGAAATACACTGCTGTTGTAGCAGGTGTAAATGGCTGACCAAGACCGGACAATAGGATTGTGTGATAATATAGATTAGCACCAAAGATATTGTCAACGACGCCATAACGTGTTAGCAAGCCAACACGAGGGCTGAAGTCATTGGGTCCAATTGTTCTCTGAACCATCACAGGAATGTAGGGGCAGTAAATGATACCAGTGTCATAGAACTCTGGTCCCTTGTACCCGAGGAGTGCGTACTCAACGCGTGAGGAACGCAAGCCGCCCTCAAATTGGGCTTCTGTGCGTGTATCACGGTAAACGTTGAATCTGCCACCGAGGTTACCAACTTTGGCAACGCCGACGGGTTGGGTATTTACATTACCCTGTACAGGTACCCACTGGAATTCAGGAAGCATCTCGAGGATGGCGCAAACGCGAGGTGTTGCAACAATGAAGTTAGCAGCACCACGGCGGTTACGGACAGCAATTCTATTGGCCTCAACAATGAGTCTCTGATAGAAGTCGCGATTTCTCTCGACTAACCAGCGACCGTCTGCGGAAGCAGGAGACCAGATGGAATAACCTGTGCCAAAACCGGCGTTCAACGACACTTGGATCATGCGAACAATCATTTCGCGATCAATTTCGGCCTGCAACTCATACGACATTGCGTTGGTGAGTTCGGTATCGATATCGATGCCATTCATGTTCTTAAGATCTTGCTCAAGTTCAACCGACCAGCGAGCGGCAAGACGGCGTGTACCAGCCTCAACTGCGGTCTTCTCGAAAGAGACCGAGATCTGAGGAATCTTACCAGTCAATTCAAACTGGGAAAGAACCTGGGCAACACCAGCGTCTTGACCAACCCACGAGAACAAGTCAGTGATATTAGTACCACCAGATAGAGCAGCACTGGATGTGCCAGTGTAGCGTGTATCTAGGTACTGATAACCGAGTTCTCTACCATTCGAAGTGTTCTGAGGCTCACCAATGGCTGCACCAGCGGCTGGGGTTCCAAGGGAACCATCAACGCCGTTATTGCCAAGAGATGTTGCATCATACTTGTAACGAAGGGCAAAGGCAAGACCAACTGGTCCGCCCATGGGCTGTACGCCTACGATTTCGTTTGTGATTAATTCAGGGAACGTTCTACGGATCATTGGGATGAGAATCTTGGGCAAACGAGCATCACCAGTAGCATACCAATCACCCTGAGGTGTGGAATTGCCAACCTGGCCGCCGTAACCACCGGCGCCACCAACAGAGCTATAAGCTCCGCCGAAGACTGATCCGGTGCCACCAGCGACGTTAGCCTCGTTAACACACCAAGCTTCTTGGTTTTCCAAGAGCATGGCAGTGTTTAAGCGAGTGTGATCGTCTTCGATGGCTTTGACGTTGTCGGATGTGTAATCCAAAACTGGCTTCCACTTTTCCAACAAAGCTGCTGCACGAGATTCATCAATGTAAGACTGTGTAGGTCTGATTGATCTCATGATTGTATAATGTTCTCCTTATTATATTTGTCGACCTGCATAGGAGTATAACCTATGCAATATATTAATCAGGGGTTTAACCTCTACCAAATTGTCTTAGTACTTGCTAAGCTCTTTCAAGTAAGGCGACATGAAAGGTTGCTCTTGTGTGGGTGTTTCTGTTGATTCTTCAACAACAGGCACATCTACACTAGCAGCAACTGCATCTTCAGTAGCCTCTTCTTTGATGTTTTGAAGCCGTTCTTTCTCTGTCTTATCAAACAACCCTAAAGCATATTCAACGTTCTCAGTAATGAATTGAGCAGATTTGCCATTCATCACCTTAAGAACGTAGTTTCTCTTGGCAGCAGGTAACTTGGAAGTGGTCTTCTCAAGTGTTAATTCTGCATCACGTGCAGCCAACTGCTTCTTCAGTTGTTCAATCTCGCCAGAGGCGGCTTCAAGCTTCTTAGAAGCTTCATCAATTTGTCGCTTGCCATCCAGGACGGCATCACGGACACTGTCCTTGGCCAGGGCAGCATCTACCCCAAGCAAGGATCTTACTTGTTCCAGAACAGCG